AATAGACGCAGCTACATTTGGTCTGATAGTTTCAATCTGTTCTGCACTCTTCGCGAACAAAATATCTTTGATTTTATCGCTAATTTGTGATGCAGACTCGTCATCTTTGACGAGCATGTCCATAAGGTCATCCATGTTGATTAATAATTACTTTAAAGTTTATTTAGATTACACCACCGGCTGGATTTTTTGGTGCCGCTGGATCTTTGGGTACTTCTGGTGATTGAATTGCATCACCACCACCAGTACCAGGTGGAAGTGCGCCACCCATTTCTGGAGCACCAGCCATTCCAGGATCCATTGCAATTGCATTAGGATCGGGAATTACACCGTTCTCAATTTCTTCTTCAATCAACTTATCTTGTTCAATAATCTCATCATCAGTCTGACGGAAGATATTTCTTCTTACATATTCAGAAGAGTAATACTTACCAATATATGGTTCCATCAGTGTTGCCAGGTTGATTCTCTCTGTCATCAACTCTGCATCTTTAAGTTCTGCAAAGTGATTGTCATACAGGAAGTCATACTGAATATGATCTGCCATGTACTCCCAATCTTCAGGAGTCACAATGTTCTTCAGAAGTAGTTGAGTTCTCAACATGTCGTTAAACATATCAGAGAATCTCTTTCTCATTCTTCCAACAAACTTGGAGAACTTAACTTCATCTCTCAAGATTTCGGAAGAACGACCCAATGACATACCAGAACCTTCACCTTCAATTCTGGTTTCAGGAACATTCAGAGCTCTATAAAGTTTTCTCTGGAAGTAGTTGATATCAGTAATTTCACCAAGGTTCTGACCACCAGGAAGTGTTGTAATTTCAGTACCACGACCACCTTCTCTTCTAGGTAACCAGAAGTCTTCCATCATAGACATGAACTTCTTATCATCACGAAGTTCACCAGTGTTTGCATCATAGACAAGTTTGTTTCTATAACGCATCATGACATCACGCAGATACTGTTCTGCCTTCTGCTTAGGAAGATTGCCAACGTCAATGTAGAAGATTCTACGTTCTGGTGCTCTTGATAGTCTGTAGATAACCAAACTATCCTCAATCATCATCAACTGATTGAGTGGTTTGATTGCCTTATGCATCCAGGACAATGTAAGTCCTTTGTTCCTATCTACCAGACCAGACGTACAATAGGTAACAGAATCGCGAGTCATCTTGACTCCCTTCTGTGGATTACCACCGTACCCAGTACCAGTACGAGCGTCTGGAGTATAGATGAAGAACTCTTCTATCTCTGGAAAATCATATGCAGTTTCATTGTTATTCGTAAATGCGGTTTGTGCGGTCTGAACACCATCAGGACCCTTCTTCTTCAACTTACGAACATAACGCATTTTGGCTGAGTCAATATACCTCAGCTCTTGAATACCATCTTGTGGTTTCTTTTGGTCAATGACTTTATTGTAGTAAAGTCTTCCGTCAATATACCAATTCCTAAAGATTTCGTGTGCCTTCTTATCAAAGTCAAGAAGTTCGAGAATGTATCTAAACTCTTCTCTTACCTTTTTCTTGATGTTATCACTTGCACTTAGATTAGACAGTTCGATTGATACCGGAGTATCATTTGTGTCTGAAACAATTGCTTCGTTTACAATATCTTCGATTGCACTATCACATTCTGGATAGAGTGCCATCTGACGATACCGTCTGATGAGATCAGTCTCGTTTTTATATACCCCTTCAATATCTACGTAGCTACCAAAAAAACCGCTACTAACATAGTTCTCCGATCCATCCTGATTATTGGGTGGAACCGGAGATACTACGCTAGGCGGTGTCTTTTCGCTATCTTCAATTGAGTAACCAAATAGTCTCGCCATTGCAATATATTTACTAGAAGTGTATCTCCTAGTTATTTATCATTCAATCAAAACTTCACCATTATTGCTACCAGAAGACTCCAGTGAGTTACCGATAGTATAGTATTGAACATCGAATGATACCGTAAATTCTTCTAACGTATCCCCACTATCGTATGACAGTGCGATTTGACTGATATTCGTTGGGAAAATATCGAAGAACTTATACGTCCTCAGAACCGCGGACTGACCACCTTCATTGGTGGTTGCAAATCTTTCAGCACCTCTACCGAGTTGTTGAACATATGCGTCAGTCATATATGATGATGGGTTGGTAACACCAGTTGCATCATCGAGCTTACTGATAACGTTTGCCCATCTCTCGAACGCTGTTCTAAGTTGGAAGTCCTCATCATTGATGATTGTAACTTCCCATGGATCGAACGTTCTGTCTCCAGCAACCTTCAATTGTCTACCTCTAAAAGGTACATTGAATGAAGGTGTGTTTGAAGCGGGAAGGGCTGCAGCCTTACAAAGGAACTTAAAGGTTCCATTTTCTGACTGGTCCCCACTACCCCATGCATCAGAAATTGCTGATGGAAATGATGGAATTGAAACTTCAAATAGATTGGGGCGGGCGCCACCGCCCGCTAATCTAGATTTGAATTGTGAAAGTGACTTGGTTTCTGCCATTTTTTGATCCTCCTAGTAGTTATTTAATATAATCAAACAGTACCAATTACTTCTTCGAAGTCAACACCAGTTCTAGTGGCAACGAACGTCAAGGTGACGAAGTTGATAGACTTGGTTGGCTTCAGGAAGATATCAGCTCTAAATTCATTGTTGTCAATGATATCTGGAGTGTTGTTGGATTCGTCACAAATAACTCTGAAATCGTAAACACCTCTCTTGGCTTGAACATCTCTCAAATAGGGTTCGACAATGTTAACAAAGTTCGCTCTAGTGTTAGAGTCATTGAGTTCGAACAACTGATCGTTTGCGGCTCCCTCAAGAGCTTGTTCTACAGTCAAGAACAATCTTCTTACGTTAATTCTATCGAAGGCCGAAGAATAAGCAAGAGCAGTCTTGTCACCATAAAGTGCAATACCAGAACCTCTTTGGTTGATGATTGAGTTAATTCTTGAACCGTAGAGTTCATCTCTCTGATTCTTGGATGGGTTGTATGCCATCTTAACTGCATTATTCAGAACACCTCTCTGAAGACCAGCAGGTGAGAACCAAGGATATGTATTAAGAGCAGTTCTTACCATCAAACCAGCAGTATCACCATTGGTTGGGATGTAACGGAATGCGTTATTAAATCTATCGTAGGTGTACTTATAACCCGTATCAAACACCGCATAAGACGATGATTGTAGAGGTGAATAGAATCCTAGGACATTCGAGGTTTGTGTAGTAGAATTAGTTACATTCACCACATTGGCTCTGTGTGGAGAGATAGTTGCAATACAATCTTTTCTCTGTTCTGCAATAGAAATTAGAAGATTGGCTTTTGCTTGTGATTCATTTTCTAAACTAAGTCCAGGACCCATGATTAGATAATCAACAGCAATCTCATCTCTATTTGCGAATAGATTGTAACCAGCCAAAAGACCAGGAAGGTCAGCAGCCATACCACCATTAGCACTGTAGTCAACACCACCACTCAAAGTGTAACTTACATTTCCAAGTGAGGAGAAACTAATACCCTGTGCTTCTTGACCCCAAAGGCCTTGGGCGTTTGTATACGGTGTGAAGGAAGTTGAGAAACCAGATGCTGTTGGAATTGTATTCCAATAAGTATCTTCTGCATTAGATGGGTTGAAACCAGCAAAGGCAAACTTCGAGTTGTTTGCAATGAAGTCCTTATAGTAAGTCCTAGTAGGATTGTCTCCATCAGCAGTAGCATCAGAAGCCTTAGACAACGATACAAATCTCTCAACAATATTACCCTGAACTCCGGTAACCTCACCCGTGTCGTCTACAACAACTACGTGTATTGCATCGTTTGCACCAGATCTTTCAGTTACATATCTGTTAGCTACTGGTCTAGGAGCAATGTTTCTCCAATAAACTGTAGAGTTCGTAAGACCAAGGGTTTGCTCATCATACCAGTCAGATACTGTAGAAGTACTAGAAGTGGTTGGTGTTCCACCAGTTCCTGGAGTGATAGTGAGTATATCACCATCAGAGAATGAATTTGCTGGATTGTAATTCTGATAAGTAATCGGAGTTTCAGTTCCTGCAATCGATGTCAGTGTTTGATAGGTAACAGCCGTACCAACCAATGCAGATTGAGCAATACCTACAGACAATGTGACCGTAGAAGAACCAAAACTTACAACATCAATACCACCATTATTTTGTGTGACACAAATCGTTCCTGTAGTAATACCAGATGTACTATTGACAGAAAGTATTGTTGTACCTGCGGCTCCAATACTACTTATTGTAGTAAAACCAATGTTTGTAGTAGATTGTGTGGTCGGGTTAACTCTTGCAAGTACCCTAACTTCAATCGAACTATTTCCGTTTACTGCATCGGTGGTAACACCAGTGATGATACCCTTCAGGTTACCTGTGAAGGTATTAACAGAACCATTACCTGGAATAGATACTGCGTTCTTTGCAGTAGAAACACCATAACCAACTACCAGTCCGAGTGCACTAGGGTTAGTAGTAGCAATACCTACAGATTGGTCCGACTTGTTATCAATGGTACAAACTTTCAGACTATTCGACCATGTACCAGGATTTCTTGCTGCCCAGTAGAAACTAGAATCCGTAGTATGATTCTGTTCGTAATCATCTAGGTTATCAATTCTAACAGCTTCCGAAGCTTGTTGAGTTCCGGCATTACCGTTATTCAGGGTGTCTCCACCGACTCTAACAACTTTTAGAATACCACCGTAGGAGAGGAATGAATTTCCAGACATCCAGTATTCATACTGTCTATCAGTTCCAATTGGCTTACCAAAAGTATCAAGGAATTGTTGCTGTGTCTCAATCGTAATTGGCTCATTTACTGGTCCCAGTGAAAAGGGTCCTGCAATTGCACCAATGTTGTCAAGAACATTCTCAGCTCTTCCAACAGTTAAGTCAACTTCCCTGACTAAAACTCCTGGAGATAGTTGAGGAGTAGCCATGTTTTCTCTCTCCTTTGTTACTCATTTAACTAAAAATATTTATGAATATCTCGGTTTTGATAGGGTAAACAAGAAGTAAACCCTACCAATCAGGATATTCCCATCTTGATTTTGGAGCTCTATCTTTCTTTTTCTCTTTTACGTACTTAATAAAACACTCTTTACAGACATACGAATATGAAGAAGGAACTGCTCCTCTATCCTTTCTTGTTCTGTAAAAGTCATCTACAAGATTTTTTACTTCACCACAACTTTTACATCTCCTATCATTTAAAAGTAAATGACCCAGTTCTAGTTGTTCATCAAAGTCCATCAGTAGTTCCAGAGTTCCCAACCACCAGCGGCTGTTCCATACTCATCATACTCATTACTCTTGGTATACCATCTATCTCCTTCGTTATCTACAAAGGTTCCTTCATCTAAACCGTCATTCATAAAACCAAACGGTGCCATGTCTTGTTCAATTTGATTCTTCTGTTCTTCATATAATCTCTTACGAACATCTTGGTCAGTCAGTTCTTTAAAGTAATCTTGAGCAACCAACCATGCATAGATGACTAGACACATTGCAAGGTCATCATTACAACCCTCTTCTGCCTCGAATGAATTACTCTTTGAAATAAATGTAGTCAATTCTGAAATAATCTCGTAGTCATTGAAGATAAGTTTATCTTCTTCAATCATTGTCTTGAGATTGAGTGACCCAATCTTCTTGACTGTCTTGGACATCTTGACACCAAGTTGTGTTTTAGTTCCAGAGAAACCTTGACCTACAACCTGTCCTGCTCTACCACGCATTGCACACATCAGAACATTCTGATACTCCAAATCATATTGAAGAATACTCGCAACCTGGTCTCCAATATCATTGACCTCACAGAGAACAAATGCATTGTTATATTTCTTTGCTAACTGAAAAATGATGTTAGGAAACAACATTGGTTTGATCTCATTGTTCCTATACTTTGCTACAACTCTATGCGGAAATGTAGTAATATCGGTAATAATAAAGGCAGAGTAGTCATTCCCCACCCCTCGTGCAACGTCAACAGTCATAATATAATCATTGTCAGGAATTGGTACAGCATGAACATCCAGTCCCGCACTTGTTTGAATTGGATTATCGTATACTAAATTTTTCAGTTTACTTGGTGCAATCAATGTGTCAACAGACCCTAGGAACTCACAATTATGTGAAACTATTTTATTGGTAATGTATAGGTTTTCTTCCCCTACATCCAATAAATCATATAAGTATATTCCTTCCTCAACTATTTCATTATATACAACTTTTTTTCCTTGAATAATATCATCAAGTTTTAGAGAAGATGCCTTTATCTTCTCACTCCCAAATGAATGATTATCAGAACATTTTATCTCACTTCCATCATCAAAAATAATCCAATGATAAAATGGTTTGAAAACTTTCTGTATTCCACTAAATGATTGAAATCCAGTTGGTGTCTTTACTTTTATATTGTTGTTTATTTTATACATTTGTCCAACACTCCTTTAATATAATACGTTTCATTCCTTGTGGTGTTATATTATAATCACTACAGTATTTCTTACAAAATGCTTGAATATAAGACATTTTTCTTCCATTTTTTGCTACATCTCCAACACCATCAACATGTGGTTGTTCTTGATACAAGTTTCTTATTTGTGTGATTTGTTTGTCAGTAAGTTTTCTACTCCAGGCAATACCTTTTCTTGTATTACTAAACTTTTGGATAGTTTCTTCACTAAAACATCCCTTTTTACCTTTATTCCAAGGCACATTTCCTTTCTTTACTCCCCCAATACCCTTTCTTTCATAATCATCAAATCCTTCCCCACCAGAGGATTTATTCCATCCATTTCTATATGTATCATACTTATCTATATTTTCTATTTCCAACATCTTGGCATCAGACACTTTAAGATTTTCATATAAAATCTCAAATGTATGTGGTGGTTTTAATCTTTTGTGGTCTCTTTTCCTAACATCAATCTGTTGTGTTTGACCAACATATTTGACATCACCATAATCATCTCTCAATAAGTAAATATAATACATAACTTTTATTTTTATTTATAATCCAAGAAACTCACATTGTATTGTATAAATCCTCTATCCTCATCTCACTGATAATATCATCTTTCTCAACTTCTACCAATGTATTACCTCCAACGCACTCAAACTCAATCTTAAATTGTTGTTCGGACGTGTTTTTAATTGTCTGTTCTTTCCAGACCTCATCTCTACCAGGAACTTCTGACCAATGAACATCGGTTGGAATATATTCATTTTTTTGTTTTTCTGCATCATGCCACAGTCTGTAGAAGTGGTTCATGCCGTGAGGCGTAGAAACAATAATTACTTTCGTTGATTGTCCAGAAGTGATAGTAGGATAAACAGAGGCAAAGAACGCGTCAGCAACGTGATTAGGAACAAAGGCGAACTCATCCAGAAAAAGAATGTTAAAAGACATTCCTCGGACAGCTGAAGCGGAAGTTGATGCTGCGAGTATTTTCGATCCGTTTTCCAGTTCGATGTTTCCTTTATTCCAGACCAGAATGCCTTGTTGCATCCACTTAGGTAAGTTCTCATATGCAGTAGCTAACCTCGCTAATAGTTCCCTAGCAGTTGTGGCTTTGTTTGCCAGAATACCAATATTTACACTATCATTAAAGATAGCATAATGAAGTAGATACGACACACAGGTGGTAGACTTACCAGTCTGTCGAGGCATCTTACAGATATTAAATCTGTTGTTATGAAAGTTATTGATTAACTTATCTTGGAAATCATAAGTCTTGAATGGTTGAAGACCATGATCCAAGGTCACAATCTTTACATAGTTATTGGCAAAGTATACTGGGTCTTCCTTGCATTTAATATATTCCTCAATATTCTCTTGTGAGAATTCAATGGGGGTATTCGCCTTCTTGAGAAGAGGATTACCCAGATATACATCATTACTCATTCACTACCTCGTCTTTGTTCTTTTACTTCTGATTCTAGTCGTTCAACTTGATCTTCTAAAAGAGTTATCTGTACTTCCAACTCACGGACTCTTTCTACTGTTGCCAGTACACCCGCGGGTGGCCCAAAGTTGTCAATCCAATCATCGTTCTCTTCAACCTCTTCTAAAACATTCTCCACATATCTAGTCAAGGCTTCAATCTCCATATCCTGTCTA